CATCACTAATTAGCTCTCCACAAAGTATATGTAGTCCATCTTTAACTACCTCACTCAGAAATCTTGTATGGCTCCCAGTCTTATCTAACCACTCACTAATAGTAGCTAACTCTCTCGAGTCCATCCAGACTTGAACTAAGGCATCTCCCTTGAAATTGATAGGATTAAGTATGCTAAACTGTCCATCTGTACAGTCTTGCTTGAGCTCACCTATCTTAGCCCTTCTTCTTCTCTTCCACCTAGTCTCTACACTACATCTGTCTCTCATCTCAATACCTCCATAGTTTGATAATGTCTCATTGTACTGTCAATAATGTCATTAGTGCTTGTATTGTCTGATGTTCGCACAAGCCTCCCATTAATCGTTCAACAAACTAATTCCTCTTAAGAGTTTATTATTAGTTGTATATATACACACTTATATATATCTCTATATATATATTTAGTAGCCTCTAGTTAGCCTTACCAACCATGGGTTAGGCAATCATCAGACAATACGGACAAGAATGACATTAACGACATTATTAACAATACCATACCTATAATCATAAATCAAGGTGTATCATGGTGTAATTAATATCCCTCATCCCAAGTATTAATCAATAGTTCGTTTAATCATTAACCGGACTGTGCAAGCCCAAGCTGATTAATATAGTGTGAGTCAATAGGCAATAAAAAACCTCCTAGGTCATAGGAGGTCATTTATTAGGTTGACATGGTAAGCAGTTGTTTAACTACTTGGAATTGTTAGGCTTTCTCGTCTTCTGTTTTATCTTCCTCAGCTTCCTCAGCTTCCTCAGTGGATGCAGGAGTTGCTTTCTTAATCATTTCTTGGAGATATGCAACTTGCTCCACTGGAGTCATAGAGGCCAGTTTCGCTACCATAGCGACTTCTGGGTCTATCTGAGTTTTTGACGCTGGAGCGGAGAATTGGATCTCGACCACTTGCCCTGCCTTGTATGTGTCGAAGTTCTTGCGCCCAACTCCGTTTTGCCAGGCGATAACCGCTCCGCTCACAGCCTTGTCGAAAACAGATTGCAGAGTCGTCCCGTCAAACTTGACTTTCAAGTTGATATTTTTCTTGACGGTCGAGTCTTCATCGGCGCGTATGGAGCACACTTTAGACAACGTCACGTTTGCAATGACTTCGGTCATGTTTATCATGGTAGGTTTTCCCCTTTCATATTGGGAGGTTAGGTCCTACCATGTCAACCTTTATTTAGTTGTCAACGAGCAATGGTCATTTGGAACTGGCTGCATCATACCACAGTGAAAATGGATGTCAAGGTTTATTTTTTGATGGTGAAAGGGCTTGTCAATTCAATATGTTACGCGCCTCCCTCATTATTTGTTGATGGTCTCAGAGTCAATGGGGGAGATTGATCCGCATAGCGCGCGGGTTAGTATCTTTACACTTTGGTCCAAAATCTAGAACAATCCCCCATTTGACACATTTGGTCACTACGTGACCCAGTACTTGATTAATGCTGAGGCCTGATCGGCGTCCTTGGCCATTCAATAGATTGGGTTGGCCCAGTGCGTTGAATCATTAACGGAACTAATGACTCTACCACCAATGGTACATAATTACACCTTGACAAGGCCAGTGTAGGTATGGTATTGTATAACCTACAGTAGAAATGAAACGGATGGTACATTTTATGGAAGGTGTTCAGACAAGATCAGATCTCTACGGCTTCGACTATCGAGAGACAGACTTACGTCGAGTCTCTGAGGGAGAAGAGAAGAAGACCTACAATATCAAGGCCCTCTGGCAGCGCTCTCATGAGATTATTAATCTCGCTGCGAGAGGCTATAAGTATACAGACATTGCAGAAATCCTTGGTATCACTCCAGCTTGTGTCTCTCTCACTTTAAATAGTGATCTTGGCCAGAAAAAATTATCAGAAATTCGTCTCGTTCGAGATGAGGACGCGAAAAAAACTTCAGAAAAAATTAGAGTATTAACCGCTAAAGCAATCCAAACTTACCACGAGATCTTTGATAATGAATATGGACAAGCAACTCTTCGTGATAGGAAGGATGTGGCTGATACTGTATTGTTAGAATTGAGTGGCTTAAGGGCGCCTACAAAGATCCATACATCCTCAGTCTCCACAATTCTCACCGCTGAAGAAATAGAAGCATTCAAGAATAGGGGAATCAGTGCAGCTAAGCAGTCAGGCTTCATTGATATTACTGAGCAACCGAGTACTGAGCGTGAGTGTAAGGATCAGCCCATCGAGGCCCTTTCCGCAGAATCTATTACCACTATTATCGAGGAAATCAATGGACCTGACCAAGCGACAGCTTGAGACCAAAGATAAGATTGTTAAGATTGCTACAGTGCTCGAGTCACTTGGCTTTTCTATTAATCCTATATGGGCAATCTCTATTGCTATGGTAGAGAGTTCTCTTGGAGAGTATCAGAAATCACCCACTGGATGTAGAGGTGTTTTCCAGATGAGTGGGATAGCAATGAAAGATTTACTGCAGGAGATGGAGAAAACAGACGACGACATAACTGATATAATCTGCGGTCTTGCATTTCTCCATCTCCTCTTTAAAAGATATAAGACCATCGAGGCAGCGACAGCAAAGTTCTGTGATCCTAATGATCGAGGATTCTATGTATCAAAGGTCATTAACTATATGGAAACATTTAAGGAGGTAATAGTATGAATCAAGCACAGTTTCAAGTCCAGGTAATGGCGTTGTTGAATACTATCGTAGAGCAGACGAGACCGATCGCTTCAGGTTCGGGAGCTTCTACATTCGGCGCTGGAAGCATAGGCAACCCGGTCGATGGGCCAGCCTCGCCTGCTGGAAAGCCCTACGCCGCACTGGTAGAGAGGTATGGTGAAGCGGAATTTGCAAAGCTGGTTCGCCTTAACACTCCTGGGTACCCTGAAACCAATCCAGCCTTAACTCCTTACTGGAAATATCCAGCTGAATCGGCTGCGTTCAAGTTGGCCTTCCCGAAGTATTTTTAAGGTGAAGTCATGACTCACATCCACTCAGAGTATCTCATCCGTCGTCTGGACAATGGTCGCTTTGTTCAGATGATAGCCCCATTTAAGGCAAGTAGTGATGAACTAGCAAAGGCCGGATTAGATCCAGACTTTGAAATCCCTGCTGGCTTTGTTATGGATGAAGAGTCTGTTCCTATAGTAAGAGGACGAAACGCAAGGGGTGGAGCATCGCATGATTACTTTTCTTGCAATGACTCCATCCCTGTTGTATCTAAGCAGTTGGCTGCAGCTATATACTTTGAGATCAATGAATACTGTGATGCAATAGATGCAGGACGTAGTAAGTATGAGATGGTAAGAGACTGGACACGCCGGTGGAGTAAGTGGTCTGTGGTAAGAGTATGGCCTGGCTATTTTCATAAGCGCTCTGTAATGGCTACTCCTATTGAGATAGCTAACCTGGCCAGTGATCCTTATATGACACCAGAGGAAAAGTTAGCTGAGGCCATTGTCCAGAGCAAGGAAGCAACTGCTGCAATCAAAGATGTTCCAGAGGAAGTACTGCAGAAGGATACTCTAGTTGCTGCTAGTGAGAAGGTCACTGATGATTTGAAGGATGCAAAAGCAGATGTCGTGGCAAAGGTAGAGGATACTAAGCCATGATTGAATTCATTCAGAGATGTTGGAAGACACTGGTGGCAATTCCCGTCGTTATCGGTGTAGTCGGCGGGATCATGACTATCCCAGGGTATGTAGCTACTCCAGCCGCTCTGAAGCAGATGAAAGAGGAGATAAAAACTGAGTTTCAAAAGAGTATGCAGCTCGAACGGGATCTCAACCGTGTTGACAGGGCAAATGAAAGCCTACTAAAATTAAAGATCCAGCAGCGAGCTATGCCAAGAGACAAATCCATACAGGACGACATTGACAAAGAAGAGACTGCAAAGTCTAAAGCGCAAGATCGAATTGAGAAACGATAAGATCGTTGAATTGGTAAACGGACTATGAAAACTCTAATCTTAGCACTTTACCCCTATCAAGGAAAAGGCCTTGACTCCTGGCATGACCACGGTGCTGGGATGACTGTAGCTGCTGCTCAAAAGGCTGGCTGCCAGGTAGACTTCTACGATATGAAAAGGGCTAAGACTGATGAAGAGATGGTGATGGTTATTAAAGGGTATGATTTGATAGCCTTTGGTCTGAAGAGTTCCTACTACCCTCTCGGAATGAAGATAATTAAGATGGCCAAAGATCAAGGTTCTAAAGTAATGGTTGGAGGCTACCATGTTACCGCTGCTTCCAGCGAATTACTTGAGAATCCTGACATTGACTATGTCTTCCATGGTGAGAGTGAGATCACATTTCCTAAGTTCTTAGCTAATCCCTCAAGTTTTGATAGGGAAATCTTTGGTGAGAAGCCTGAGGCTCTCGATGGTCTCCCTTGGTTCGACCGAGGGATGTATAAATCTCCTCTCGAAGACTGCAAAGGTTGGTGGTATGGTGGAAGACTTGCCAAAATGATCTCTGTTGTATCAGCTAGAGGCTGCCCTTATCAATGCGGCTTCTGCCAACCAATAGAAGATAATCACTTTGGAAAGGTTCTTCGAAGGAGATCTGTAGATTCTCTCATCGCTGAGTTGAAATGGCTCAAAGACCTCTATCATCCTGAGTGTGTAATGATTCATGATGATACTTTCTTGATTCAACCTAAATGGATAGAGGAATTCATTGAGAAATACCCCCAAATAGGCCTTCCTTTTTGGGCTGCTGGGAGGGCTGATGGTATTTGTAAGCACTCAGCTCTGGTTGAACGCTTAGTTAAGGTCGGCTGGGACTTGATCTCAGTAGGCTTCGAATCAGGCTCACAGAAGATCCTTGATAAAATGAAGAAAGGAACAACTGTAGAGCAGAATTTTGAGGCTGCAAAGATCATCCATAGTACGAAGGCTAAGATATACGCCAACTATATGATCGGCCTACCTTGGGAAACTAAGGAAGATATGCAAGCGACTGCTTTAATGGCAGATGTGATCAAGGCTGAGATGCCCTCCTGGGCTTTCTTCGCTCCTTATCCTGGTAGTGCACTTGGTGAGGAGTGTATAGCCAATGACCTATCTCTTATAGATAGGACTTCTTACGATCGCTGCCCTCATGGACGTAAAGTTCAAGGTGTAAACTATACTTATGTCAATGCAGTTCTTGCTGGACTTAGGGGAGACAAGGAATTAGCCGACCACTTCCAGTGTGATATAATTATCCCTACCTACAATAATGAAGATCATACAGTCGAGTGTTTGAATAGCATTAAAAAGTACACTTCCTCAATAGACTATAGGGTTATCTGGGTAGATAATGCCTCTAATGACACGTCAAAAGTTGAAAAAGTAATCTCTAAAATGCCCTTCCTTCGCATCGACATGCCTAAGAATGAGGGCTTTGTTAGTGCAGTGAATAAGGGAATTAAGGCCTCGAATGCTGACTACATATGCCTCTTAAATAATGACACTGTTGTATCAGATAGATGGCTTGAGAAACTAATTAATTCTCTTAAGAAGAATCCCAAACTTGGTATTGTTGGCCCTATGACTATGCCCCTTAAAGGTGACAGGGTATATGATTCTCAGCATAATCTCACTCTTCATCCTTACTTAATGCCTATTGATCATAGTCTAAATCTTGAGCAGATTAATAAGGTCTTAGAATTTTACTACCCTGAGCAATTAATAGACATTACCTTTGTAGCATTCTTCTGTGCTGTGATTAAGATAGAGGTAGTTAATAAAGTAGGTCTGTTAGATACAAACTTTCAATTAGGAATGTGGGATGATAATGACTATTGCATCGCAGCACGTAAATTTGGCTATGATGTGAAGTTGCTCACTGATACTTGTATTCAGCATAAGGGAAGGACGACATTCAAACTTCTTCAGGATACAGAAGGATTCAACATTACAGAATTAATGGCTAAGAATAAAGACTACTTAAATAAGAAGTGGAGATTGAATACTATTCAACGATCTGCTATGGCATTACCATCTAGGCCATCTGAATTACAGTTCAATGTAAAACAGACTAGCTGGCGTGATAAGATAGGAGTGGCTCAATAGTCCGTTTAATGATTAAACAAACTTTTGGAGTAATACTATGAAAACATTAAAGATATTTCTCTTCTCACTGATGCTGTTTCTTACACTCTCAACAGGTGTAAAGGCTGAGTTCTTCAAAGACATCATTGTTACAGGGCCTAGTGGTATCTGGACTGACGCTAGAGCATATTCCACTCTTAATGCAGCAATTACTGCTGTAGGGGCTAATCAGCGTACAGTGGTAATTGCTAGTCCTCAGACGGTCGCTGCTTTAACTGTTCCAGCCAATATCACTCTTAAATTTGAGAGGGATGGAGCAATAGTTAATTCCGGCCAGTTAACAATTAATGGAGATGTTATTGCAGGACTTCATACAATATTCTCCGGTGCTGGAGCAGTAACACTTTCTGCAGTTGAGAATATCTATCCTGCCTGGTGGGGACTGTCTGAGGTAGCAATAGGATCAGTTAATTCAGCCGCTATTCAAGCAGCAATAGTGGCTGCCTCAGTCCCTTCAACATCTCAAAATTACCCTCTCCATCCTGGTGCTAAGGTCATGCTTCATAGGGGCACGTTTGCAGTCGCTCCTGATATAATTAGTTTTACTGGTAGGAGGGGAGTAACCCTTTCAGGTGTAAGTAGTGGTTATGGATATATAGATACGAATTCAGGAACTATCCTCAAATTCTCTACTGGCTCTATTGGCATTAATATGTATCAGGCTGCTAATTCTGACCAGTCTGGAAATAATAAAGTATCTAACCTTACAATAGATGGTAGTGCTGTCCTAACAACAGGCATAAAAGTAACCTTCAATCAAATATTAGAAGACATCGGTGTAACTCATTGTAAGGACTATGGCATCTGGCTTGCTGATGGGACTAACTCGACAGTATTAAATCGAGTAAGTGCTATGTCTAATACAACAGGTCTTGGGTATGGACTATATGTAAGTGGTCCAATGACAACTATATTCACTGTCAAGGATTCAAACTTTCGAATAAATAAAGTAGGTATAAGATTAGAATGTTTCTCTAATCCACTATTCCAAAATGTTGTTTCAGAGTCAAATACAGCTGAAGGCTTATACATATATAGGGCTTATGATGGAGCTGTAACATCTGGAGGCTTTGGTAATGGAGCTGTTTTTGATGGCATATGGCTGGAGAATAATTACCTCGGTGGCTCAGGTTATGGGTTAGTTATAGATGGAGTAACTCGTAATAATGGTCAGGGAGTACCACAAGGGCTGGAGTTTAATAGAGGTAATATTACAGTAACTGGAGTAGCTAAACACTTAAATATACTTGGTGCTGTCGGAGTTAAGTTTAAGGATATGACTATAGCTGGAGGAGCAGCTGGTGAGATAGCTCTTAATACAGATAGAGCAAGGTATATTGTATTTGAAGGGTGTACTTTAGCATCTTTTGCTGGAGGGAACTACGGTTATCGAGGTGGTGCAGTTGGAAAAGTATTGACTGGGACTCTATATAATTCAGATCTTGGGTTAGGAATAGCAGATGATGGACAGTTCCTTGTTCCAGTAACAACCTTAACTACAGCAACACCGACTACTATAGCGTCCTTTGATTCCAACACTTCTACTTACAACATAGCTGGCTTTGTCGATCTAATGGTCTATGATAAGGTTGCAACTACAGGAAAATATATCTTATATAGAGTAGCCTTTGGATCAAACTGGGGATTACAAAATACAGTCGGAGTTTTTAGTAATACAAGCACAAGTACTTGGTCTGTTGATATTATAAGTTCTCATATAGGATCTAATGCAGTGGGATTAGCATTAACATTTAATGTAGTCGGTTCTGCTTCACAGTTTTACTTATCTGTAACACAGAGTAGTGGAGCGACTGCATATATTAAGGGAGTTGGAACTGTATTCCACGCAAGATAGCAATAGATCATTTAATGATTAAACGAACTAAGGAACTTTAATGGAACAAGAGATCAAACAAATTTTATCTCAATGCAGCATCTCAACAAGGATGACTGCATTGACCTTCTTCCCTGATCGCTTCTACATGCCTTTTGCTGAAGAAGTCCATGGGAAGATATTTGATCTACTTGATGGTCCTGATCAGAAGGTAGCTATAGCAGCCCCTCGTGGGTATGGGAAGACCTCTATTGTTGCTCTTGCTCTTATAGCTAGGTGGATCTTATTCCATCATACAGGATTTGTTGTCTACATTAACAAGAGTCATGATGCTGCATCACTACAGACCGAGAACCTTCGTCGTGAGCTAGTTACCAATAAAGAGATAAGGGCGTTCTTTGGTAACTTCAAACAGAGGGATCCTGACAAGGCTGAGTTTGATGAGGTATTTAGTAAGAAGGCTTGGGTCGCCTATAATACTTTGGTCTGGCCAAGGGGAGCTGGTCAGCAGGTTCGTGGTGTCCTATTCAAGAATGATCGACCTGGCCTAATTGTCATAGATGATCTTGAAGACCCTGAACTTGTTCAGACTGAGGAATATAGAGATAGACAATACCAGTGGCTCTATGCTGATGTGATTAAAGCTGTTCCAAGAATAGGGCCTTTTGCTAAGAGTTGGAAGATTGTCTATATAGATACACTTAAGCATGAAGCATCTGTTTTGCAGAAGTTACTTGATTCACCTGAGTGGGCCTCTATACGACTTGAAGCTTGTGATGATAACTTTAAATCAACAGCTCCTGGTTTTATCTCAGATGAAGATATAATGAAGGAATGGGAACAGCATGTGGCGGCTGGACAGACAGATGTCTTCTTTCGCGAGCTACGTAATCTCCCAATCTCAACAAAGGACTCTGCATTCAGAACTGAGTACTTCCACTATTACAATCTACCTCCTGATAGAGGGAAGAGAGAAGGTGATCTTGATCTCATAGATATGGATGTGCAGAAGAATCAGAATATTGAGACAGTAGTCATTCTTGATCCTGCCAAAACAGTCAAGATTCACTCAGCTGAATCAGCTATAGTTGGAATAGGTATTGATCTTGCCTCAGCAAAGGTCTACATTAGAGATGTCATTTCAGAGAAGATGTACCCTGATGAGATCTACAACGCTATGTTTGGAATGGCTCAGATGCTAGGTGCAAAAGTACTAGGAATTGAGGAGACGTCCCTTAATGAGTTTATCAAGCAGCCGATCAAGAATGAGATGTTTAGACGTGGTTCGTTCTTTGAACTAATCTGGCTTAAGGCTAGAGGTGGGATGAAGAAGGAACACCGAGTGAAGGAACTTGTTCCTTATTATAGGGGTGGTTATATCTACCACAATGCTTCTTGTGCAGGGATTAGGAAACTTGAGCAACAGTTGTTAATGTTTCCTAGGTCTGCCCTGTGGGACATAATGGATGCTGAAGCCTATCTCATTGAAATGCTTGAACTTGGTGAGAGGTACTTTAGCCCACCTGAGATGGATACAAAGGATGATGAGGCTGAGTATAAAGAGCTTAAATATGAGAAAACTATAGAAGATTGGAGATATGTATAATGGCTACAGAATATAGTGATGCACCATCTGTTGAAGTAGCTCTTGATAAAGAACGTGTAAAGGCTATGAGTCAGGAAGAGAAACTAAATGTTCTTGTTGATATAGCTTTTGCTAATCATCAAACTATAAAGAGGGTTGGTGGGGTCTTAAGTGGCGACGAGAAAGAACCAGGTCTTTTAGATACCGTAAGAGACACCAAGAAAGCATTAATGTGGCTTTGGGGAGTCTTCTGTGGCGTAAGTGGATCATTCTTTACTGTGTTGATCTATCATATATCTAAATAGGGAGGTTATCATGAGTTTAGGATTAGTATACTGGATCTTGATGTTAGTATGGTTCGTGTTTGGTCTTTGGACAGTCTTACCTGTTATCAGAACAGGTGGAATTAAAGCTGGTGGTGGAGACTTACTACTCTTCATCTTACTGTTAGTTCTAGGTTGGCAAGTATTTGGCGCACCTATCCATGGATAAGATCGTTTAATCATTAAACGAACTGGTTAATACAATGACTCTACGAACAGTCAGAATTGGAGCAGTTGAAGATGGTGCTCAGTATAATGATACTGACTATCCTTCTGCTATTGAGACTGATCAACCAATGAAAGCTGGAACACCAGTCGATCCTAATGATGTCTTACGATTAGTAGATGTTGGCGTACTTATTGGAGATGTTGTTGGTCCAATAGGTGCAACAGCTGATGACCTTGTCGCTTTTGATGGTTCTACTGGAAAGAAAATAAAGGACTCAAGTCTCTCTACAGCCAATGCAAGTGATGCAATATCTAAGAAACATACAGCAGGGTCTGATACAGCCTTGGGAGTACTTGGGACTAAGAACCCTCCTGTAGATGCTGATAAGGCGCTTTATAGGGATAGTACTGCTGCTGACGCTCTTGTTACTTCTACATGGACTCAGATTAAAGCGTTTCTTAAAACATACTTTGATTCACTCTACTCCCCTAAAGCTAGTCCAACATTTACAGGGCCTGTGTTAGGTGATGGATTTATTCATGATCAGTTTTCGAAGGCAACTGCATCAAATGGTGACTTTAGTATCTTCTCATTAAATTTTGGCGCTGGCCATGCTGGTGCAGCAGTTGTTGAAATAGTCTATAGTTCCTATGTTCATGGTTGGGGCTTCTATGATGGGCATGAGACATATGTTATTACAGGATGTGGGAGTGTAGCTACAAATATACATTCTCAAGGTGGAGCGAAGATACCAGCACCTACTATGGCTGGAAACCTAGTAACATTTAAGGTTACAATTAGTAATAATTATGCTGCTGTGTCTTGGTTTTCAGTTCGAGTTACTTATATTAGACAGTTTAATGATGCACTAGGTACTGTTGTTTATGCTAGAATATAGTAAGGAATTAAATAAATAGATTAAATGGAGTGACTAAATGCCATACATAGTAATGGGAGAACCTAGCAGTTGGAAGGATGAAGTTTATAAGAAAGACTATGGATATAAATATCCTAAAGGTCTCGATCTTCGTCCTGATAGTAAACTCCATCAGAAGTTACGTTCTAAGATCTGGGAACGGGCTAGGTTATCAAGAGATGAAATTTCTAAGCGATTTGATTCTTGGCGTACGACTGATAAGACGTTGACTACTTATATTGATTTGTCAGGGACTGATAAGGGAACTAAGGAAGATGATATAAGAGTAAAGGATAGCACTAAGCCCTTAACGATAGTCTTCCCTTATAGCTACTCAATGCTTGAGGCCCTATTAACTTATTTATCTATGGCCTTCTTCCAAGATCCTATGTTCCAGTATGAAGGTGTCGAGGATGATGATACAGTAGGTGCAATGCTGATGGAACTAGTGATTCGTCTTCACTGTATCAAGAATAAAGTTCCCTTAGCAATTCATACAGTTCTTCGAGATTCACTTGCTTATGGAGTGGGAGTTGGAATCCCAGGATGGCATCGTCAGTTTGGGAAGAAGTTGATCAAGGCATCTGTGACTACTGAATCGTCTTTAGGGACAGAGACTCAAAACATGAATCAGTTTGTCTCTTCCCTACTCTTTGAAGGTAATGATCTATCCAACATAGATCCCTATATGTGGCTGCCTGATCCTTCTGTATCAAGTGTGAATATTCAGAAGGGCGAATTCATAGGATGGATTGATAGAGATAGCTATGTTAATCTACTTAGTGAAGAAGGTCAGGCTGATTCAGGTCTTTTCAATGTAAAGTATTTGAAGGAGAAGAAGAACAAGCGTTCAACCTTTGCACTTGATGAGAGTCAACGGAATGCTAAGCATGGAGGGTCTTCTGATTCGATTAGATATTCTTCAAGTGTTCTTTCTCCAGTTGATAGACTTCATATGTATATTACTCTCATTCCAAAAGAGTGGCAATTATCTAAAAGTGAAGTGCCTGAGAAATGGTACTTTGAATTGGCCGGAGATGATGTAATTATAGCTTGTGAGAAAGCAGACCATAATCATGGACAGTATCCAATGGCAGTTGCATCACCTGAGTATGATGGATACTCAATTACTCCTATAGGTCGGATGGAAGTGTTACAAGGTCTTCAGCATACTCTTGATTTCCTCTTCAATAGCCATGTAGCTAATGTGAGGAAGGCTATCAATGATATGTTTGTAGTTGATCCTTACTTAGTCAATATCAATGACTTGAAAGATCCACAGCCTGGCAAACTCATTCGATTGAGAAGGCCTGCTTGGGGAAGAGGGGTTACAAATGTAGTTCAGCAGCTTCAGGTCTCTGATATAACAAGAATGAATATTAGTGACTCGGCCTACATTACTCAGTGGATGGATAGAATATCAGGGGCTGATCAATCTATGCAGGGTGCCCTGAGAATGTCAGGGCCTGAGAGATTAACTGGAGCTGAGTTTAGTGGGACTAGGAGCTCAGCAGTCTCCAGATTACAGCGAATTGCTATGATCATAGGTATGCAATTCATGCAGGATGTGGGAACACAGTTTGCTGTCCACACTCAACAATATATGACTCAGGACGCCTTCATAAATGTTGAGGGTAGGTATGCTGAGCAGTTGATGAAGAACTTCACCAATGGAAAAACAAGGGGAAGAGTTAGTCCAGCAGACTTGGCCATAGGATATGATTTAATTGTAAGAGATGGATCAATCCCAGGTGGAAACTTCTCTCAATCATGGATTGAGTTGTTTAAGACTATAGGGACAAACCCTGAACTGAGTCAACAGTTTGATGTCGCTCGTATCTTTACATATATAGCTCAGCAGTTAGGGGCAAAGAATGTTGAGGACTTTAGACGTAACATAGGTAGGATCCGGACTCAAACAATGCCTGATCAACAAGTAGCTGATCAAGTGCAGGCAGGAAACCTCATTCCGACGGGAGCTTAAAATGGAAGGAATTCAAGTTAGAGTAAGTAAGGACGCTCTTGAGGAATTTAAGAAATCAATCCTCTGGGCTGACATTGTTGAAGAACTCCAGTCGTGGAAAGAGGGATTCAATAGGGAGATGCAATCTATCGTTGACGATGCTGAGGGGAACAATCCCTCAACCGCATCAGTCTTATTACATATGGGAGATTTGAATGGGAGGCAGAAGGCTGTTGACTATTTCTTAAGCCTCCCTGACGTATTCATAGACCTTTTAACTTCTGAGAAGGAGGATAAAAATGACAGTCGTGGCAACTAAACCAGATGATCAAGAATTGGTAAGTATGCTCCCTTACTGGATTCGTCATACTAGGGCAGCTCTTAATGCTTTAATAGCTAATGTTAGTGATATCACAGTTAATAACTTATCTCTTACCCCAGGAGATATAGCTATTGTAGTAGGTACTGAGCTTACAGCAATAGGTATTGAGGTAGTGTTTATCGACTGTCTTGGTGTCTCTGTTATTGAACAGATTAGGGGTGGCTCAGAAGGACAGATAAAGATCTTTGTGTTCCAAGGTAATAATGTTGGATTCAAAGATGGACCTAAGTTGACTGGCCAACTTTATCTCAATCAACTACCAGCCCTCTCAACCTTCGATGCACAGACAGATGATGTAATAGCACTTGTTAATATTGGTGGAGATGGTGCAGCAGTCTATGGTTACTGGAAAGAGCTGTGGAGGCAAGTGTCAGTTAAATAGATCGTTGAATGATTAAACAAACTAAAACAAGGAGGCGGTATCATGGAAGAGGGAAAGAAGGTAAATGCTGAGATCGAGGAAATGCTTACTGCATTAGGTGATCCTACACCTGAAGATTTGAAAGGTGATGAGGGAGAAGAAAAGGAAGAAGATAAACCTGAAGAGAAGAAAGAGGAAGAAGCTCCTGAGGAAAAGGAAGTAGTTAAAGAAGAAGAAAAACCTGAGGAGAAGATTGAAGGGGAAGAGGAAGAAGTAGTTGAGGAAGAAGAGACTGACAAAGACAAGATCATTGAGAGTCTGAGGAATAGACTCAATGAGAAGCCTGAGGTAGTTATTCCTGAGAAGAAAGAGGAGAAGCCTGACGAGAAAAAGGAAGACCCTCTCAAGTTTGAAGATCAAGACTTCATTGGAGATCTTGATCTGGACGATCTAACTCGGGATAAGACAGCCCTTAACAAGATCCTTAACTCTGTCTATTCAAAGGGAGTGAATGACTCTAAGCGGATTGCAACGGAGGGTGTGCTCAATTCTATTCCTGACATAGTTAAGCATAACTTAACTTTACTTACCTCGTTGAAGGAAGCAAGTGATAACTTCTATAAAGACAATGCTGATCTTGCCCCTTTCAAGCGCGTAGTGGCTGCAGTCTTTGAAGATATTGCGGCTAAGAACCCCGATAAGAAGTACGATGAGCTTATGAACCTTGTTGCGCCTGAAGTAAGGAAGAGACTCGAGCTTCATAAGAAGGCAGTTAAGGAAGAGAAGAAAGATGAGGATGGAAAGCCTCCTCGTCTCCATGGTGCTAAAAGCGGACAACGGCAATCTCCAACTAAACCTAACACTTCAGCGCTAGAGAGCGAGATATCAGCGATGAATAAAGTAATTGGGAGGTAATAAAGTATGCTCGAAGATAAGTTTGCTCAGCATGATAAAGAAGTAGTCGACAAGTTCATCGATCCGGCAGCGTCGGTTGAGATGACTACGCTCGACTACGTGGTTCGGCCGAGTGCACTCACTGCTCCTATGGTGATTGTACTTCCTCCGGTATCAGAGGCTAAGGGTCGGTTCTATTCAATCGTCGTGAGAAGTGCATCTGTCGCTAATCACATTACTATCTCTGATCGGAATGATTCAGAGTGCTGGAAGGATATCCTTCTGAATAGTAAGTGTGATAGCCTTTTACTCTATAGTGATGGTCTTCACTGGTTCCCACTGGCATCGATTGAGTCTACGTTCCCCTCTGGATATGATTATGTATATCCCTGACAGATGGGATGATTAAGATCGTTTAATGGTTAAACAAACTTTAATTCTCACGGAGGTGTTAATATGTTTCTTGGTATGAGAGGTACGGGTGACTGGGTTAATGGTCAGCGCCCTATGAATTGGAGGGAACAGATCATGTATCTGTATCCCAATGGGCAGGCTCCTTTGACCGCCATCTTGTCAATGATGGGGTCTGAGGTTGTGGACGATCCTCAGTTTCATTGGTGGACTCAGGAACAAACAGCTGTTGGTGGAGCTGTTGCTGGCGTCTTCACTCTTCCTGATCTGTCTGCTGCATATGTAGCTGGTGGAGTAATTGCAGATGTGGTCTATGTTCAGATCACTACGTTGCTTGCTAATCGTATCAGAGAAGGTCACCAGATCCTTCTTCGCGACTCTAGCGATTACAGAGTCGATGTGGTTGGTAAGGTCACAGGTGTAGCGAGAGGGACTATCGTCTCCGTGTTGGCTGTGAAGCTGCTCGAAAACGACGATAACTCTCCTGGAGTTGGTGGTCATGATCTGTCAGACTGCGACACGTTCAAGATCATCGGTAACATTAATCCTGAGGGTGGCGAGATGCCTGATGCCATCGCTCTTAATCCTGTGAAGGTTTATAACCTTACTCAGATCTTCAGAACTTCCTTGTCAATGACTCGGACAGCTCTCAAGACCAAACTGAGGACTCCTGAACAACGCCAGAAGGCTAAGTCCGAAGCGTTGGAAATGCACTCCTGGGAAATGGAACTTGCATTCCTTTGGGGGATCAGGACCGAGAACATCGGAGATAACGGAAAGCCTGAACGTACTACGATGGGAGTGATCAACTTCATTCGGCAGTATGCAGCGGCTAACTGTAGTGACTATACACTTGATCCGACCTACACAGGCCAGGATTGGGATGTAGGTGGAGAGACCTGGCTCAATACTATGCTTGAGCAGATCTTCCGCTATGGTTCTTCAGAGAAACTGGTTCTCTGTGGTTCTGGGTTCTTAATGGGACTTAATGACCTGGCTGTCTCTGGCAGCGTTATGACCTTGGTTCCTGGTGCTAAGACCTACGGGATGGAGATTCGTCAGTGGATGACTCCCTTTGGAGTTATCAATATGAAGACTCATCCCCTCTTCAGTTACGACGCGACTACGCGTAACATGGGAGTGATTATCGAGCCTAAGGAACTTAGCTATCGTTACATTGACGATACTACGTTCTATGGTGAGGATTCAAAGAAGACTCACTCTGAGGGCTATGGTCAGCGAAGAGTGGATGGCCTGGTTGAGGAGTACTTGACTGAAGCCGGTCTTGAGTTTGGGTTGGCTCAGAAATGTGGCATCCTGAACGGTGTCGGCTTGGACAATAACCTGGTCCCCTAAGTTATTGATCTTGGCCATTAGCTGTGGGGTGGGTTTCCAGACTCCTTCCCCACTCCACAGCTTCTTTAAAGTCCATTTAACAATTAAACGATCTTGGAGGTGAGTATGAAACGATTAGGATTTTATATAGTAGCTATTATGTTGTTGGCTGTATCTTTTGTGTCAGCTGGAACAGTCTCTAGGAATTATCAAAGTCTAACTACTGCCACTGTGGTATCTATAGACTCTGCATTCACTACAGCAGGTGGTGTAAGAGCACAACAACTTCTTGCAACAGTTGAGACTGCTGCTATTAGGTATACAGTTAATGGAGCGACTCCGACTACAACTGCTGGTGGAGCAGTAGGTCATCTTGTTCAGTCTGGTTCTATTATCATAGTCGATTCATGGTCAGATATCGTACACTTCAAATGTATCAATGCGGTTGCTGGGAGCGGAGCAGTTGTAAAAGTAACTATTGGTTATTAGTTGAGGTAAGACAATGAAGAAGCTATTTTTACTATTATTGGTACTATTGCTGCCTAGTTCAAGTTGGGCAGGGTCAAATATAATTTGCCAGACAGGATATGGAACTGATATGAAAGGGTTTTATAGACCCTTTATGGTATATGACTGTCTTGAGATAGAGACAATCACCTACCATGATCTAAGGATTTCCGAAGCCAATCCCATGACAGAGGCGCAGACAGCCGCTCTCGATGCCAACATCAAGACTATCAAGTATGGTGCTGGTATCACTTTGTCGTCTTTAACTTTGAATATTAGTGGCACGACAAGCGGTGCAGTCCCTTCCTTTATCAGCAACCCCTCCGTTGATTTGCGCCCCTACGTCGGCTTCAAGGTGAGTATCGCCGCTGGTGGAAAGACGTTGGTGGGCTGGATCAAGGCGGCGGGGAGTGGGGAAACATTATCCGCAACAGAAAAATGGCTTAATGGTAATTTCTCATCAGATGAACCTCCAGGTACTGCTTGGGTAAGAGGTGCGGGGTTCGTTATAACGGGTGGACAGTTGGTAGGTACTACAGCCCCTGTCGCTAATACTTATGCAACTATTGCTGCAACTACCGGCGCTCTGTATAAGACGAGCGCCGATTTCGTTATCACAACAGGAACAATTCGCTTCACACCTGCGAGTGGCGGCATTGGTAAAGAGCTTTCTGGAACAGGGGCATACTCAGTCTATGGTACAGCTATAACGGGATTTCCTTCTCCGGGATTCCGCGTACTCACAACTTTTACAGGGACAATAGACAACGCCTCGACCAAGCAAGTCCTCACCCCCAGCACCAACGGCGCAACCATCGTCTCCACCCAAGGCGGCGCAACGTATAACTGGACTTCGGACGGTGGAATTGTCCCGAACAGCGCCAGTTACACCATGACGGTTACGAGGAATTAGCCATGAACTACCTTCAGATGCGTCTTAAGTTTAGGGAATTATCAGGTCGCTTTGACTTGGTCACTGATCTAGGTGTTGATACTGGTGCAGGATTCTTTCTCAATGAGGGTCGTAAATTCCTAGACCGTCTTGATGAAAATCAGAAGTCTTGGGGAACTTGCTTTCGCTTCCTTGATGTTGGATTCTATTCAGTACATTTTCCCTACTGTAGAGCGATCAAGGAAGTCTGGGCTGCTACTACAACTCAAAAGTGGCAACTGAATAAGAAGGATATTCAAAATCTAATTCATGGATACTTACTTGATAATCCAAGCGCTCGTAATACTGGACTTCCCCAATACTATGCTCCCTGTATTACTAGGGCCATTCCAGAGAATTTGCCAAGTAGTTCATTTGAATCCTTTGTTGGTTGGGTAGATATTCCATCTGGTAATGCTCATGAGTATAATGCAATCTTAGTTAGTGTTCCTACAAATGAAAAACTAACCATTACGATTAATGGTCTATTTTATTCAGCTGAGTTAATCAATGATATAGATGAAAACTATTGGTCTGTTGCTCATCCCATGCTTCTCTATATGGCTGCGATGAGACAGATTGAAATAGCTAATAGAAATACTCAAGGGGTTAAGGATTGGGAAGCATCAATAGGTTCAGATACTAAAACACTAGGCTTTGATCTTGTTGAAGAGATCACAGCCGAAGTAAATGAGATGGAAGGCTAGGAGGAATAAAAAATGCATCAACTATCTGGTTTTTGTAGAGAGTCAAATATAGCAACTATGGCAAACGTGGCAACTCTTATTAATGCTTTCACTGCTGTACAGAATACTAGATTGATAGCTATAGGTGGAGCAGCTACTAGGATAACAGGAGTCTTAATTGTAACATGTAATAGTTCTGATGCAACACTTACTGCTACTACACCTAGATATGTACATAGAATATCTACTCATCTAAATTGTAAAACGCTAGCTGACTGTAATACATTAGTTGCTGCATTAGTAGTTCTTATGGCAGCTGTAATTGCTACAACTGATTTTGTATATGATTTATACTTTGACTTTAATATATCTACAAATATGACAAGTTAGGAGACTAAAAATGGACGAGAAACGAGTAGCTAGTCTTGAGACGATCACCAAACGTCTTATGCGTAGGGCTAATAAACATACTATAGGTTTGATTACTCCATATCCTATCTCCAATGCTATATTTGGGGAGGATGTTAAGGGAGTGGTTCTTAGGTATATGTTCCCTTGTGATGGAATCATTTCTAGAGGAATGGTGAAGCTTGGAACTAAACCAAAGAATAGTCCTAATTTACTTGTTAGACTATTCAATGATACTGAGTCTAATGAGAAAGGGTTCTTGATAGAGAAAAAATTCCTTATCATTGAACCTAATGTTCCAATTAAAGCTGGAGATTGTCTGGAGGTTTCAATTACTTCAGCATCTGAAATTGACCCTATCAAGGAGGTTTGGGTAGCCCTTCTTTGGAAACCTACAGTAAATAACTTGGAAGCGAAAAGTTTCCTTATATCGGAGATAGAGAATGATATACAGAGTGGGACACTGACCGAACAAGGAGCCCTGCCGTGAGCAGGAAAAAGATCGTTTAATCGTTAAACAAACTGATCAACCTGAAGAAGGTGACTCTAATGCGCGAGTACGAGTGGAATATAGACAAGGCATTGACAAAGGGCCTAGCACCTGAGCAACTACCTATCAACGCTGAATTTCTTTATCAGTGCCTTGGATTTAGATGTGGGAAGGCCAGATTAGAGGCTCATGTACTGCTAACTGACCCAGTCCCAGTTACTGTTGATAAGTATTATGACTGGCCCTTTCCACAATTCTTAGTTGGAGATGCTTTTCATATCCTAGTGATTCGTGATACAGTTAATCAGCAGGATTCTGTGTATAGTATAAGTGCAGACCATTCAACTGTAACACATATCTTTGATATCCATGTCCCTATTTATGGTAAGGGATCCTTAATGGAGGTTGCAGACTTTGGTGAGTATCTCTTTATGACCAATGGAGTGTTGATGATTATCTGGGATGTAGCCTTAGCATCATGGCAGGCTGTTCCAGTGAGTGCAATTATTCCTATGATGAGAACAGTGTGCAATCTTAAAGGTCAGGCTATTGGAGGGGGTGTGTTAAGCAATTGGCCTCTAGCCAATCCACAGTGTGATGAGACCTTCTATCTCTGGTCAATGATAGGCTTTATGAACTTTACACCTGAGCAGAATAATGAAGCTGGTTATCGTAGATGTCCTTATGGTGGGATAGTTCAACATACAAAAAGAATGGATGATTTTGTAGTTGGCTACTCTTCAAAGGGAATAGTATTCTTAATGCCAGTAGGAGAACCTGTCACGACCTTTGGATTTAAAGAAGTGTGTGATGTAGGGATCATTAATCAAGGGGCTATGAATGGGAACTTGACACGGCATATCTTTGTTGGTGAGGACTTCATTATTAGGGAGGTGACCAAGGAAGGTGTGAAGGAGCTTGGTTATCAATCTTACATGGAACAGTTAGTTGGAGAAGATATTATTGTCTCTTATGATTCTCACACTAAGGATTTCTATATTGGTAATAGTACAAAGACATTCTTGTTATCACTCTATGGAATGACTGAGGTTCAACAGCATCCTTCTGCAGTATGGAGAAGTAATAATGGATCTTATATGTTACCTGAGACTGTTGATAGTAGGATGCCAACTATAACCTCAGAACCTATAGACATGGGGTATGCAGGACAGAAGACTATAGCAACAATTGAGAGTGATGTGGCTGTAGTTGATGGTCCAGAGGCAGGGGCGGACTATACAAATAACAATACTTTGTGGGGTATAGCTACATACAAACCTATAAACGATCAAGGGATTGTAGCTCTTGCAGTAAGTGGAAATGCCTTTAGAGCTAGTCTAAGGTTTGCTGAGATATACAACAATACTAGAATCAGTTATATTAAGATACGATTTAAGATGACCGATCTCAGAGGTATGAGAGGAGTGTATGCACCACCTACTTCATTCAGAGGACAAGGAGCTTAAGATGATTACCAAACTACTTCCTGATCAGATTTCAAAGTTCTGGCCTGTTGTTAAGTATGCCGTTGAGCAGTCTCTTCCACCGACAGTAGGAGATCATCCTGATAAAATGAATAGAGTTCTATCAGGGATGCTTAGTGGAAAACTTGATGTGTGGGTTTCTTATCGACATGAAGGAGAAGTGACTAAGTTTGATGGGATTATAGTTACTCAAATCCTCTACGACGACGCGAGTAATACAAAAAGCTTATTAATATATTCTATCTACGCGTATGAAAGTACACTACCAACTACATGGGCTGAAGGATTTGAATCCTTGTTTAAGTACGCTAAGTCTAAAGGATGCTATAAATGTATAGCATATTCTTCTGTCCCATATGTAGTTGAGCAAGCTAAAAAATTTGGTGCAGATACAAGTTTTACTTTTATTTCTTTTCCGTTACCGAGTTCGGTTAACGATTCAACGAACTTAATGGGGGTATAGATATGGGAGGTTCTGGTGGTGGAGCGTCAGGTGCTGTATCTCATTCAGTATATTTAGAGTGGGTTCATACTGATTGGTTAGATCATAATCATGCTGAGTCTATATCAGATTCTATAACTTCTGTTATGAGCTCTGCATTAGGTAATTCTCCTTGGACTAGTCTATCTGCTTATGATCCAGATGCTGATATAGCAGCATATGAAGCTGAGTTAGCAGTCTTTGCAGCGATACTGGCAGGACTCGCTGATACCACAGACTGGGCAGCTTTACAGGTTCAAGCTCTTGCAACAATTGGAGTGCCTGTTGCAGTCTCAATATCTGATATTGTAGTAGATGGTATTGTAATAGAAGATATTGAGGAGTTAGAAGATATTGTAATAGGTGATATCACAGAGCCAGCTGATATTGCGGTAGCTGATGCTGTTGCTCCAGCTGATATTGTATTGGCTGATAAAGCGGCTCCAGCTAATATTGTAATAGCTGATGCTGTTGCAGTTCCAGATACCCCCTTAATTACAGACGCAGAGATAATAGTTGATACAGCCGCACTAGCCGACCAGATTGATGATGAGATAACAGCTAAAATTCTTCCTCGTTTTAGACGTGGGATGCAAGATATTAATGCAGTTGTTTCTTCTGCCTTTCCGATTGGAGAGGCTATCATTGAAGCTTTCAGAGATAGAGAAGTTGCAAAGCATGCTTCAACTCAGCGAGTTAATTTAGTGAACAGAAACTCTGAGATTGGCATTGCTAATAGGAGTAAGGATAGTCAGATTAGTCTAGCTAATGTTAGTAAGAATACACAAGTTGGAATATCCAATCTTAATAAAGATGTTGAGATTGTTAAGATCAATCTTGATAAAGATGTTAGTATTAAGGAAGCTAATCTTAATAAAGCTGTTGAGATTGTTAAGGTTAATCTTGGTAAGAGTATCAGTATTGCTGGAGTTAATCTTGATAAATCTATTAAAATTATCCTAGCTAATCTTAGTAAAGATATTGAGGTAGGTAGTCTTAATCTTGGCAAAATATCTGATATTCTTAAGGCTAACCTTGCTAAGTCAGTTGAAATAGCTAAGACTAACATGACAAAGAATTTAGCAGTGGCAGATTTAAATACTAGGACAGCTAGTGATTATAAAAAGATGTATTTAGATGGTACAGGACAGA